AGTTACAACTGGAACACCAAACTCTACAGCTAGACCTCTAAGTTCTTCAGCAATAGACTTGATATATGCATATGAATTAATACTTGCACCCATTTTAATACGAGCTGAACAACAAATATTAAGATAGTCGATAAAAATAATATCTGGTGTAAAGTTCTTCTTCAATTTCAATTCATTTAACAAAGCACGAAAATGTCCTGCATGAGCAGCCGCAGTAGGGTATTCTTTAATGATTAGTTTACCTTGTGTCTTGTTCTTTAGTATATCAAATTTGTGAGCATAATCTTCACGGCTAATTGTTTGTAATTCATTCAAATCTATATTTAGCAAGTTAGCATCAATACGCTCAGCAATCTTTTCTTCAGCCATTTCCATCGTGATATACAATACATTATGTCCTTGACTAATTGAACTAGCAGAACAATGGCACATAAACAGAGATTTACCAACACCAGTTCCAGCCAAGGCCACATTCAAGGTCTTAATTGGAAAACCACCCTTAGTAATCTTATTGAATAGGTCAAGGTCAAAACGAACCCTTGATTCTACTTTGTGATAGAAATCATAACGGGAATCAGAATCATTTATATAATCATGGCCAACAGAATTATCAAATGATACTCCAAGAGCATCACTCAATAACTTTGGAATTTCACCTTTGGCTTTCTTACCAGTTTTATCATCAAGGATACTAACTGCTTCCATGATAGAATTGTAAATAGCTTTATCTTGGCAAAACTTTTCAGTTTGTTCTATTAGCCATTGTTGTTCACTTAACTCTTTATCTTGTTGCACTTCATCCAAAATAGAAATCGCTGTCCGAACTTCTGATTCAGACAGCGTTTTATTTTCTGTGAAATTGATTACAAGAGCTTCGTGAGTAGGAAGTGTTTTATATTTTAATGCAAAATCTTGAACTTCTTTGAAGATATTCTTTTCATTTATATCTGAAAAGTAATCTGGTCTAATAAATGGGATTACCTTACGAGCATATTCTTCATTATAAATTAAATTCTTCAGTATCGTTTTTTCTAATCGTTTCATTTGCCTGTCTTGTAAGTATCTCTGTTAATATGTCACCCATGATTGTAACAAAATTATCATCTTTTTGCAATAGGTTTATGTCGTGTTTACCAGGATTAACAAGAGTATATCCAAATTCCAACACACCCATTTCACCTTGTTCTTTAACTCTTACTTTGCCATAGTGATATACAACACCAGCATACTCATCTTTTAGGATTTGTATACCGGTTAATTCAGAATCCGTAAAGTCGATAAAGCGATAATCTTCATTTTCTTTAGGCATCTTCTTCCTCTTGGAGAAGAATTGGGTCAGTTTCTCCCATAATGTTCCCATAAGCTATTCCATATTTTTGATTTACATATTCTTTGAACTTGTTAGACTTCAATAGAGGTATCATAAACTCATCTGTCTGAGTACCTTCAAAACGAACTTTATCACCAACTTCACCAGTATCTTGGTCAATTTTTGCATACCAACCAGGACTTGGTTTAGAAATAAAACCACCTTCAATACCAATATCAACAAGGCCTGAATACTTACTAATACCGCCATCAAATGTTACTGAAATAGGAATCTTTGATTTCTCTTTAGTGTAACGAGATTTCTCCACATTAATAATAAAGTTATAACCAACAATCTCGGTACCATCTTTCTCTTGTTGGCGACCAAGAATAAAGATATTATCAGCAGAGTAATAAGAACCTGTACCACCACCAACGATATCTTTTGGGAACATACCAATCTCTTTGTAAGTATGATTCACAACAACCATTGGAATATCTTTCAAGTTTAAGTGTGGTGTTACCATGCGGAACAAGCTTTTAACTTGTTTAGCACGGGACATATCGGCAACTGATTTGCCATCGAGAGCATCATCAACCTCTTTCTTACTTGCCAAATTACCAATTGAATCAAGGATAATCATTAACTTATCGCCACGATTTACATCTTGTAACTGTTGCATAATGTCAAACTTCAACTGTTCAATATCAGTCAATGGCGTGTGCAGGACTCTCTCCATGTTGATGCCGAATGTTTCGAAATACTTGATAGGTGTTCCAAATTCAGAATCGTAGAACAACAATACGGCCTCTGGATATTTGTCCATGTAAGCCTTTGCCATTAATAATGAGAAGGCGGTCTTAAAGTGTTTAGACGGACCAGCCCACATTGTTAGACCGGGAATAATTCCACCATCTAACTTACCGCTTAATGCCACATTAATCATGGGCACATCAGTTGGTATCATATCTTTATCTGTAAAGAACTTTGATTTAGATAGAATTGAACTATCTTTAATCGTTGAATTCTTTTTAATTTTATCCATTAAACTCATATTAAAAGGAGCCTCCATCAAGGGTTGTTATTTTGTTTTTGTGTATTAATTCGTGGTCATCATCAACATAAAAGGATTCTAAACTATTAGAGGGCTCTATGTCAACCTTTTTCTTCTTCTTTGCCTTTCTTTTAGGAAGTTCGATAGGTTCTAATTCTTCTTTTTTTATTCGTTGATATGTTTGATTTGCGGCAATTAATAGAAGAACGGCAAGTGGATCAAATACTATAATGATGGTGAAGATAACTAATCTTACAGCTTTATCTATAAAACCAGTATCATTCTTATCATAAAAGATTTCAGCAATATACTTAATCGGACCAATTTCTGCCGTTAATTTATTTTCTTCTGCCATCAAAGGCAACTTCTCTTTAGATAGCCTTGTTAATTCTGTTTGTGTTTCTTGTATTTGTTTATCAATCTTATTTGAAGCAGTAGTTGGATCACCCGCTCTTTTCAATAGGTAATCCAATTTATCACGAGCAATCTTTTCTTGCGTTTCGATTGTTTTCAATTGAACTGTGTTTGCACCAACTATCACATTAGATTCAATGTGAGCTCTTGATAGATAACCAAAAATGCCCATACTTGTTATTGCCATAAGTAATACGATAGCTATACAGAAATAATACCGCATCATCCGCACAGTAACAGACCAATTATTATACAACCAAGATACTGTTACTAACTTCGCAATTTCAAGGACCGAACCCATCAATATGATTGGCCAAAAAGAACCAGGAAATATCTGTGCAAGACCTATAACAGAATAAAAAGCAGCAATAGCAGATAGTGATATTGCTGTTGCAAAAGGTAAGAATATTTGTAGCATTATGAATAGTATGTTAGATTTTTCTTATGTGGTACATCAAATACAAAAGTTATACGAATACAATCTCCAATGTTTTGCGTACCATGCATCTTCTTATTATTAAACCAAAGTAGTGTGCCAGGTTCAACAGTAACAGTATCTTCGCCACAAGTATATTCGTAAGTACCTTGAATTGATAAATGAAACCTATCTTTATTTAAATAATATTTGCCTTCATCAATGTGTAAACCTACTTCACCACCTTTTTCTAGTGATAGAAAACCACATCGTTTGAAACCTTTAAAGTGCCTCTTTAGGAAACCAATAATCTCTGTGTGTTTGTAATATGCTGGAGTTGGAACACAAATTTCAGTATCACCAACAAAATCATTTATATCCTCAACGCCACCAAGAACCAATTGTAAAACTCCAACGGGTATATCATCATAGCCACGACTGAGTAATGATTCTATATGGCCGTCCATTTTCTTTTGTGCTTCCCAATCTTCAGGATATTGTTTCAATTGTGCCAGTATTTTTGACACATTGATTCCTGTTTTTAGTATCTTTATATTGTTCATCCAAAAAAGTCCTCTAATGAACTATCCTTTTCTGTTGTCCATTGCATACAATCTAAAATTACTTTAATTGGTTCAAGAAACGCTTTATTGAATTGCATATCATAATCAATATATTCATGGATGCCAAACTCTTTTGGCAACCGAACTGGATATGAAATAACCATATCTTTAAATGGATTAGGTTGTTTCAAATAAGTAAACTTCAACTTTTCGCCATTCTGAATCAATGGATATTGTTTAGTTAAGCCTAGTTGTTTCAGATAGTAATTATACAGAATAGCACCCTTAACATGGATCGGTGTGCCTTTCTTATACATTGTAATTTTATCTGAATACTCTTGTAAACCATTTAGTCCACGGGGAAAAGAGATTTCTTCTGGCGGTAATGTATTGAACTCAGCCTTAAAGTCAGCAATAAACTTATGAATATCATCTTCTGTTCCTTGCAACATAATCTTGATTGATTCTTTCATCTTCTGCCGAATAGCACTTGGCGTAGATGACTTAACCATTTCAAGACCCATAACTTTCATTTGAGGTTCATTATACTGGACACCTTCATTGTTATACACATTAAGAATATAACGCTTCTTAGCAGTCCAAATTCCTTTGTCAGAAAGACCTTCACGCTTCATTACCATCTTCTGTGCGTAGGCATGAACATAACTTGCCAACTCATCATACGATTCATCAATATAAGGTTGTATCTTTTCTTCACAGATTTTATCCATAAGAGAAACCACTTTCTGTTTATCTGATTGGTCTTTAATAAACTTATCAACTAATTCACCCATACGGAGATAAATCGAATCTGTATCAGAAGCAATTACATAATCTATACCAGTTGTATTCAAAATCTTATTCATGTAAGTATTAATCTTGGCTTCAATCCAACGAATACTTAATTGTCCGGCAGTCGTGACACCAAGAGCCATCCGTAAATCGTAGAAACGGAAATACTGACTACCCAAAGCACCGTAAGCAGAGTTGAGAGAAACCTTTTTCGCAAGTTGTAGATTGTCATATCTAGCAACAAGGTTTTTAATTTCTTTGCGTTTAATTGGATCAGTTTCATTTTCATAATCTTGTTTAGCTTTTAACATTAACTTTTTAAATTTACTTCTATCAACATATATATCTTCCAACATTTGAGGCAAAAAGCCTTTCTTGTCAGTTCGAAACAGTTGGCCGTTGGGAGTAAGTGTGCAATTCAATGGACCAAGAAAAGAAGTATCAATTGATTTATTCAACATATTTTCAACATTGACTTTACCAATTTCTTGTTCAAATAATTCTATGGCTTGAAGTTCTTTTTGTAGTTCTTCGGTGGTTAATTCTTTTACATTACGAAACATTATTTACACCACTTTTTTCTGTTTTCAGTTCTGGTTAATATTTGTAAATTGTCTGGATGATGTAAACCACCTTTTGCAATTGGTTGTATATGGTCTACTTCACACCCTTTAGGACAAATCAAATAATATTCTTGTAACTTTTTCTTTTCTTCTTTGCTTAATTTTGGAGTTTGATTCCTAATTCTAGCTCTACGCCTTGCTGCAATTTCATTTCCATTTCTACGTTTATGGTCCTCACCCAAATATCTACTTTTTTGAGCACAGGAATAACTACAATATTTTGAATCATACTTATCACTTTCAGTCCGAAACTTTTGTGTTTTATATTCGTTACCACAATATAAACAATTTACTAAGGCCTTTCGTTCTTTATTTTTACACTCTAAATCAAAGGGTTTCTTAATTTCAAATTTTTGTAGGTGTTTTTTAATATTGGCATCCGAACAACCAAAATATTCAGCAACCTCACTCCTTCTTATATTCTTGATAATAAACAATTCATAGAGTTTATCTTTGGTAATATTGTATTTCATTGATTCTTCTAATAAGTAACCACATCTACTTATTTAGTATTTCTCATTCTTAACTCTTGCATTACCTCTTTTTTTCTGTTTTCGACATAATTTCTATCTACAATATTTTCAGGACTTATGGAATACTGCATCATAAGGTGAGGGTAGAGTGAATTTAGGTCAAAGCTAGCAATATAGTGGTGCATACCAACTTGTGGGTCTTTAACATAAGCACCTTCAAATGCTGATGTTTTACTTTGAACAATTTTTGGTGGAACAACAATACCTTTCTCTAAGAGATAAGCATATGTCATTGAATCCCACATACGAGTTTGTGCAAAGATATCTTCATAGTTGGTCTTTGTATCATAGGCCAAAGTTAAACCAAGTTCAATCAACTTTAGTTTTTCTTCCATGCGAACAATAAGATTACAATCTTGAATGTTATATTCAATAAACTTTTGGAAGTTTTCACGATACAAAGCATGAAGGTTATCATATTCATCAAATGACAATTTACTATCACCAAGTTCTACATTGGCAATATTATCCAATTTATATGATTCTTGTGATTTGCCCCCTGGCGCATACCATCTGTATAGTTCAATATAGTCTAGTGATGATACACCA